AATGGTCAAAACACCAGACTTCTTTAACACCATGCAATTTCAAACCAAGTTCTAAAACATCAAAAAATGTTTTCTTCCAATCTTTTTGGTCAGCACCAAGAGATGCACCAGGAAGAGTAAACAAATCATAATCCTGATGTAGTTCCTTTTTATGCTGCAAATAATATGCAACATCAAAAGCGTAACGTGGGTCTATACAACCAAGAACAAAAGCAGAAGCTTTACCCTTTGAATAATCATGGTAAGGAGGTTTGGAACATGATTTACCACGACCATTTCTTTGGTATTGTTCTCTTTGAGCGTCTAGAGCTTGTTGTTGTTCACGTTGTTGTTCAGATTCAAGTTTTCTCCTTAAAATTTGTAAAGCATCAGTAACTAACTTTATAAGTTCTTCAACTTTTTCATAAAATTCTTTTTCTTTAATTCCTTTTCTTCCTAATGGTAGTGACTGTAAAGCTTCCTGCATTGGTTCGAGTTCCTCAATCATAGTATTAATTTTTCTTGCTAAGTTGTCGTGTTGATTATTTAAAAAATCAATTTGAGTTAGGGTTAGCTCTCTATTAACATTAATCCATATTAATGCTATATTTTGAAAGCGTAACTTTTTCTCTCCAAGACTTGGAGTTCTTCCAACAATTTCTAGTAAATCTTTTAGAGAAATTCCACCACGAAGTTTACCTACACCTCTTCTGGCTATTACAGAAGGTAATGGTCCAAAAACACTTCTACCATCATTATATATTGTACGAATAACTTGATTTAATTCCTTTGATTCGTCAAAAATCATTTGTTGAAAAAATTTCAATAAATCCTCTTGAGTGTTTTCAACACCAACAGTTTCAAGAAATTCACGGTTAGCATTATAATCAAAAGTATTATTTTGGACATCCGTATAATTTAGTTCAGCTACACGAATTCTCATCTCTAATTCGTCTGCCGCATCAAGTTCTTGCATATATTCCTTTTTCTCTTTTCTACTCATTCTTGATTTCAGTTCTTCCAATACTTCAATTATATGTGGAGATGGTCTTCTATTTATAAAATCTTCAAATGGTCTTTTGTCTTGAGGAGAAAGACCACCACGTCTTCCTTTAGCACGAGCTTCATGTCTACCAAAAGGAATGTCAGGAAATCCAGTAAGTTCATGAAGTTTACGTTTCACAGCTTTTCTCTTAACACGTCTAATTGGTGCAGGTTCAAATAAACTTGGTGGTCTTCTTCCTATAGGTGCAACTGGTCTATACATTTCTGCAGCAGATTCTTGTTCCATTAATCCTTTCATTTCAGCATCTTCTGAATCATCACCTTTTCCACGACTCATACTTGCATACAAAGCTTTCATTTGTGCTTTAGCTCTTGCTAGTGGGATTGGGTCTTTAGATTTCTTTGAACCATCTTGAGCTACAACCCAATACAAATCTCTATTTGGAGCTTTTCTCAACTTGTAAGGCATTTATTAATACTTAATAAAAAAGAGACATAAAATAAATGGCTTGGCATTCTAAAAAACCAATAATAGTTAAAGGAATTGATTTAAGTGGAAATTACCCACTTAATTTCTCGACACAAGAGCAAATGGTATACGGTCAATCAGGAACACCAGGTCCTACAGGTCCAACAGGTCCTACTGGTCCTACTGGTCCAACAGGTCCAACAGGTCCTACAGGTCCTACAGGTCCAGCAGGTCCAACAGGTCCTACAGGTCCTATGGATTCTGGACTTCAGAATAGACTTCAAATCGTTCCAACACTTTCAGGACAAAGTAGTTCAACAGTTTATTATACAGGACCAACAGGTGTTAGTTCTCCTTCATCATGGATTCCTGGTAGTCCTATTGGCGGAGATGCATTACCATTAGCAAGTGGAACAAATAATGGATGGAGAAATTTTAAAGAAGTTGGAACTGCAGGAGCTTTAACAAAAGTTTCATGGTTTCCTTATAATCCTTATTATGGTGCTTCATTACCATATACGGTAAATCCATCACCAATAATTTTAAAGAAAAATTTGCAATCTGTATGGGCTATTGTAACAACTAAAAATAGAATTAACACGCAAGGAACTATATTCTTTAATATATTTACCTATGATGTAGCAAATCCTCCAGGAATAAATACTTACACAAACAGATTTGATTACCAAATTGGAAATTTTCCAACTATGTATGGTGCACCAGTAACAACTACTCAAACACTCAACGGTGGATTTAGGTATTTAATCTGTGCAGTTGATTCACCAAAAATAGTTCAACAAACAACGGCAAATAGAACTGTTACATTAGCATTAAATCAACTAGTAAGTGGTAACACGTATGTTATTTCTACTGTAGGAAGTGGAGTAAATTGGGTTGCAATGGGAGCAGCAGTAGCTACTATTGGATGTGTATTTATTTATAATGGAGTTGCTGCAACTGGAACATTAGGAGTAGCAACAGAAGAAGTTTCAACTGCTATTATAATTGGAAATCTACAAACTCCTCTACAAACAACATTTTTGAGAGACCCTTACGACATTCATACAGACATTCCACATGTCCAATTTAATGCTGTTACTGGTGCTTCAAATACTCCTCAACCAGCAGACATTTCAAATGTAGCAGTCAGTGCTATAAGTATTAGTTCAAATTCCATAGCTGTAACTCCAACTCTTGATTGGACTGTTGAATCTATTGGGTATAGCGGTAATAATGGAACACAAAATTTTAGTTATACATTAAATTATAGTTAATAAATAATGGTACAGTTCTATGAAGCTAATGATGGTGTACATAAACTTGTAGCTGTATTTGATGATGGAGAAGAAGTTGCATTTGGAGCTTATGGGTATGAAGATTTTACAACTCATGGAGACAATAGACGCAAAAAACTATATTTAGCAAGACATAGAAAGAGAGAGAATTGGAATGACCCTAAAACAGCAGGAGCATTGTCCAGATGGATTCTATGGAATAAACCAACTTTGAAAGAATCAATAAAAAGTTATATAAACAAATTCGACATGCATATATAATAAGATGATTGTAAGTTATTTAGCATTCCTTCATGGACATATAGACTATATGGTTGCAAGATTAATTGCTGCAGAAAAGGATGAACGTAGTCGATTGATTAAAGACATCCATAGAGTTAGAAATATTCTCAATTTAGAAGAGGAAAAGGAGTTTATTACCCATAATGAGATGCAAAACAAGGAGTAAAAACCTCTAAATTGGCGTCATTACACAAAATACATGGAAAAAATGGTAAAATCATTAATGATTTTACTAAAAAAAACACATACTTTTTGTATTTACTCATTATTTTCGTATTTTAATATAATAAATGTCTTCTTTTGATGAAATTGAGCTAACGAGACTGAATAATGACCTCATACTTTTCTCTGTAATATTTACATTAACAATTATGGGAGTGATTTATAGCTTTATATTATTATAACTTAAGTGAGCTGTAATAGGTTTTTAGAATTGTTAGTTGAAAACAACTGTAATTCTCAATAAATAGCTCACTTAAGTTATTATTAAAATATTAGATTATAAATTTGATTACATGTATGCACTCATGGCTCCACGACGTTGAGGACCCAAACCCATAGCAGGAGTCTTAGTCATCATACCAGTATGATGACGAGAAGCACCAACAGGCCTGTGCAGAGATTCAGAAGGGGAATGCTCAGGTGCAGAGAGAATGTCCTGTTCAGTCAACACTCCCTTAATAATACGAGAAGAACCCTTAATGGTCTCAAAGAAGCCAGAAGAAATAGGAATAGTGTAAATATTAGGAGTCTGAGAAGAACCAGTGAAGTTCTGTACTGTTAGATTGAACTGTAGAGTAAAGTTACCCACTAGACCAGGAGCCTGACCAGTCTGTAGTGCAAAATCACGTCCAGGTTTCAATACTAGAGGACCACCAACTAATCCTACAAGACCACCACGAGAAGTTGCAGTAGTAGATGTAGCACCAGAATGAGACCCAGTAACCACGCTGTAACCAGACCACTCAGACCAGTCCATGTCTACACCATTCTTCACACTCATCTGGTATAGCTGTTCCTGGGTAGCGTTGGAAAGTAGACCAGAAAAGTTGTCGAAGTTCAAAGAAATACCAGTAATAGGTAGAGACCAATCTCCCTGAGTAGAACTGGAATAAGTAGCAGGCTTCACATAAACTAGTAGTAGGTCAGGAATATTAGGTAGAGTAATAGTCTGAGAAACTAGAGAAGTTCCTGCACTAAATAGAGATGTAGATGGAGCAACAGCTGTCTGGGGAGTTGCAATGTAACGAGGGAATTCCATGTAAGGAACAATATTCTTAGGGGGGAGGGGGATGTCTAGTGCAGGAGTTAGGAATTGCACAGACAAAGTAGGTTTCTGGTAGAACATTCCACCACCTGCAAGACCAGTCAACCAACTTGCAGCAGTAGGAGCACTTACACTAGCAAATGTTCCAAAAGTGTTAGTAGGAAGAGTTAGGTCAGAAGACAAACGAACAGAACGAAGAGGAGTAGGAGACATATTCATTTGTACCTGAAAATTTTGGACTCCGAATAAGCCTACGGAAAGCTCATACTGGTCAGAGAAGATGAAAGGAGGAAGTAGTAGACGTTCCACAGAAGACCATGCTACATAGAAAGAGAAAGGACTAGTTCCAGCTCCAAGTCCACCAGTTTCTACACAAGGAACACCATCAATCAACTGCCAAGGCTCGTAACCAGCACCACCAGAGACAGATGCAGCTACATTTGCACCAGAGTTAGAATCAGCAGTGTCAAGAATAGGTTGACCTGTAGAAGTTGCATAATACAAACCATTAAATCCACCATTAGGAACTTCATCAGAATTCTTAGTTTCGTCCCAACCAAGTAGAGGAGAATTCTTTACTGCACTAGAATCAGGGTAGATTGCATAACGGTCCAACATAGTAGGACAAGTGCGTTGACGGCGTGCATCACGCATGTCGGAAAGACGTAGAATTTGAGGTAGAACATCCTGAGTATTCACAGTTACAGTTGCATCGTTAATAGTTGCGGACATTTGAGACACAGACTGGTGTAGAGGAAATGCAGCAGTAGCTAGAAGTCCAGGAGTCAAAGGAGTTCCAGCAGGAATAGTTACACCAGCAGGTACAACTACAGTAACAAAAACCTGGGCTACCTGAGTTGCAGACCACTGAACTGCACGGTCCACAAATACATTTTCAGAAGGAACCTGCACGTTGAACTGAACACTTGAAGAGTCTGCAGTCTGAGCTTGAAAGGACACATTCGTTAGGGACAAGGCTCCCTTCTCGACTGCATATTCAGGCTTAGTTTGAACAATACGAGGGTCGTAGACAGAATACTTCGTAACTTCAGATGCCATTTTATATTTCCTACACAGAGAATATTTTAACTAAAAACGCTACTTCCTAGTTTTTTCTTCTAAATAATAATCTCAAATTCATTGTTCCTTGGTTGGGAACCGTTACAGCAATTAAAGAATTTGTTAAACGATTTCTCCAAAATAAACTAACATCGACATCTGTAATTCCGTCGTGAGAAGGGTCTAGGGACGAATAAGTGTCAGTTAATGGCTCGTATAATACCCAACCTCTCCAGATGTCTGCAGAAACTGCATTAATTGGAGCCTCAATTAGAACCTTTTGAAATGACCCTGAATTAGATTCACCAGCACCAATATTTGCAGTTCCAAACTTCACTGGATTTGCATTAAACTCATTACGAACTGGAATTTGATTTGTTACTAAAACAAAAGAACTAATAGGAGACCATGCTCCACCAGTACTCTTAAAATCCTGTGTTAGTATAGAATAAAAACCATTTGTAAGACCTGCTCCACCTAAAGGATTTATGAGTTGAGATGTTGACAGTGTTGGTTTAGTCTTTAAAGTTAATCCAATTGGAGAATTTGTAGTTGCACCTCCAGTAAGTAAATCGACAGTTAATCCTGTATTAACTACAACTTCAGGAAGAAGATGTGGAGAAGTCGCCCATGATTTACCTACTCCATAATAAAAACTTGGAAAGTTAGTTAGGAGCTGGTCTAAACATGTATTCCAACCTACAAATGAATATTCACCTGCTACATAAGTTCCTCCACTTGCAGAAGCCGTTACAGAAGCAACCACAGTGTCATAAGGTTGAGGAAAAGAATTCCCAAAAGGAACCATAGAAGTTGATGCATCTTGACTCAATGAAAACAAACCAGTTGTCTCATCAAATTGTAAGGTAGGACGTTGAGTTCCTGCTATAGTAGGTCCTACAGTTCTAGCTGCATCCCAAGCAGTTACTAAAGCTACATTGATTAACTTAACCATATGACTATAATCATAACAATAATAATAATCAGTTTCTAGTTGTGTTGGTAATGCTGTTCTAGGAACATTTGTATAATTTGCTCGATTCTCAGGTTCCCAAATTACTGGAGCTGAACTCATTTCATAAGTAGAACCATTGTAAATTCCTACTGAAACTTCATATATAGTAGTAGTTACATCAGTAGGGTTTCTAAAAGTTGTACCTGCTGTAATAGGAATTGAAGCTGTTGGTGGACAAGAAAATTGAACTGTAAATGTTGTAGGAGTTACAGCTGTAATAGTAAGAGGTCCTGGATTTATTAAATTAGTTGGTCCAAAACTATATGTACCTCCTCCAGAAATTTGAATAACAGAATCAATAGGCTGTCCAACAAACAAAGAGTATGGAAAGGCTAAAGTATAAGTAACATCTAAAACAGATTTCGAAGGAATTTGGACGGCTTCAACATCAGTTACACTTAAATTTACAGATGCAGGATTAATTTGAGGAATAAAAACAGGTAATGTTTTTGTTACACCATTCAAACTAAAATTCTTAACACATAGCTCATAATTTGCTACATCAGGAACTATAGGATTTTGTCTTTGGTCCGTAAATTTTAAATTTGGGTCACTATTTGATTGTGTAGAACTAATATTATTGTTAATTACAGTTCCATTGTAATAAACAAGGTCTGGTGATGCTTTAGAGCCATCAATCGAAACTGATGAGAATGATGCTAAAGGACCAATCTGCGTTCGTGAAGGACCAATCTTCGTTCGTGAAGTCATTTACTTTATACAGGTGAATTATTTTACAGAATTACTTACCGATTAAATTATATGTAAAGGCTGTTACAAAATCATCTGGTTCTAAACCTGTTGACTCTACCAACTTAATATATTCAGGTAATTTCAAATTCTTGAAATATAATCTCGTTGTGCAATGACGTCCACAAGTATTTATATTTCCTTTGTCTTCTTGGAATGGGTAAGCATTCGATTTCACAACATAATCACTCTCATCTAATAATTGTGTTAATTTCTTACTAGATTGTCCTAATTCTTTTAATTTCTGTGGTGTTAACCATTTAGATTCTCCATCTGGTTTATACCCCCCATAAGGGTCAAAATATTCTAACACATTTGAATTTCTATAATTCAATAAACAAACCCAATGACCCATCAATTCACTTTCAGTTAAATATAATAACATTAAACGACCTTTGTCATCCAAAACATCATCAATTGAATTTGCTTTTAATAAGTCAGGGTATGGAATAATCTTTAAAGTAGGAATCATTTTTTGGATGTCTGATTCACTTAAAGCATACCCAATAGCTTCTTCCATTCCACCTTTAATTTCTAAAGCTTCAGCTTGTTGAATTGCTCTGTCTAATTCTACAGGTTTTCTAGAAAAAGGTACACCATTTAAAGTAGTTCTATACCCTTTCTTTCCTCCTAATTTATATGGAACAATTAACAAATCCATTTATGTATTAGTATTATTTTGTTGTAGATTCTTCTTCCTTTACTTCTGCTACAACTGTTGTAGGTGTCGTGTCTTCAACATCAATAGATGTTACACAAGGCTTATTGCAACATGTACTTCTTACTCGCTTATGGTTCCAACGTATTATATAACCAGTTATTGCTGTTAGAGCTGTCAATAAACTTCCCATAGCTAATCCCTGTGTCGTGTCCATTTTTATAAAATGGTTTTATTATTTTTGAAAACGAATCAGTTTAAACAAAAAACAAATATTTACTATTAAGTAAAATGGACGAGGTCGTCGTAATTACTAAAAAGTGGAGATGTGTTACATGTTGTTTTGACTTTGAAAATGTTGAAGCATTTGGGTTACATAATAATAGCAAAGAACATGAAAAAGCGGAGAGAAAGAAATATTATGATTCTATGTTTTGTAATATATGTAACTTCCAATACTTACATAAAAAAACTTACGACAAACATTTTGAGAGCAATAAGCATAACGGAATAAAAACAGATTTAACGAAATTTTATTGTAAAGTTTGTGAGAAACAATTAAGATGCAAAAGTGAATTCGACACTCATATTCAAACGAAGTTACATTTGAAGAGGAATGAAGGTATAAATTATAATTGTGAAGTTTGTAAGTATAGTTGTAAATTAACTCATTTATGGAATCAACATTGCAAGACAGAAAAACATTTAAAATCTAACCATTCTGGGGAGACGACGACCTGAACCTGTAAACGGTTCTGGTGCAGGCATTTCATCCCATACAGAAGGAGATTGACCAGTAGCTTCTTCTGGGTCATAAGGAACATCTCTACTTAATAGACTTTGAGGAGCTGCAGGTTGGCCCATTTGTTGTGGTGCAAATCGACCAGTAGTTTCCGTCCCAACTGCTTGAACAGCTTGTTGTCTTTCAGGACCAGCAAATCTAGCTTCAAATTGTTCGATTTGTTCACCTAATAGACGTTGACCAAGTATAGACATAACTTGTTGACGAGAACCAAGTGGCTCATTAATAGTTCTTGCAATCTCACGAATAACTGCATCTACAATTTTTAGTTTAGCGTTAATTGCATCAACATTTCTCAAACGTTTCTCTCTGGCTTCAAAAACAGGTCCTAGCTCTTCACCTAACTGTTTTCCTGCAAAAGGACGAACTGATTCAATCATCTTCTGCACGGCTCTAGCATAAGTTGTAAGCTGGCTAGGCTCAATAGCTGCACCAATTCTAATTAGACTCTGTGCGAATTGTCCTAACATTTCTACTACAGAACTTGAAAAATAACCAGTGTCAAATGCAGCAAACAAATTAGACAAAATCATATTTGTTTCGGTATAAGGTGAGACAGGAATGTCTGGTGGGTCAATTCTCTTAGCTCCACTATTCAACTCTTCATATTCTCCAATTCTTTGTTTTAGTCTAGATTCAAGCCATGTTCGACCTTCCTTTGTAATAATTACACCTCCACGAAGACCAGCAGAAGTAGTATAAGTCATAGGAGAACCAGAAAATACACCCTTAGGAATAGCAGAACGAGAAGCTGGTCTGTCGTAACGCTGAGACCTTGCTGTAGTATTAAGTTTACCTTCCATACCCTGTTTAGCACGAATAGTATTTGCTACTCGGTCCAAAGCCATCTGTCTCTCATGTTCGTAAAAAGAAGTTTGAAATTCACTTCCTCCACCATCCATAAAATTTGATGGTTGTGAAAGAAGTGATGGACGTAAAGGTTCTCTTCCTTTGAAGTTCATGTGGTATGCCTCATCAGGAAAAACCCAATCTTTAAAAGGAGTTGTCTGGTAAGTCATTTGTTATTTCTATTATAGTTTATTTCTTTAATACAATCCATGTTGTTTTACATAACTAGAAGCTTGGGGTAGAGAAAGTCCCTGTTCTCGCATTACCTTCTTCACAATTTCTCCACGAGCTGATGGTTTACGTCCCATTCCTATTTGTCTTGGACCAGGTCTCACAGCCATCTTCATGTCATACATTTCACTAGGTCTCATTGGAGCTGTTCCCACAGAAGGACCCATATAATTAGATTCATACTGAGGTCCTGAAAATGCAGGCATCTTTTCCATTCTCATTCCACCATACTTTCCAAGTCCTACAGATTTCCTTAAAGCCTTTTTCTCAGCTAACATTCTGTCGTATGAAGCTTGGTCAAAATTCATATTAGGTGGAACACTAATAATACGACCCATGTCCATTGGAGGAGCTCTTCCACCAACTACTCTCATTCTCATTCCACCCCTCTTTGGACCTGTTTGCATAGTCATTGTATTAACATCTAGAATAGGTAAAGACTTCTTACCTCCTTTGCATTGACAACATGCACGACCTCCACTACCTTTACCAGCAACTACACCCATCAAATCCCATATAGGTCCCAATGCATCAATAACTTGCTGTCCTTCAGGCTGTGAGGCCTCAAGTGACAAGATTGCCTTAACTACAGTAACATTCTGTGCAAACCACTTCACATAGTTGTAAATGTCTGTTGCTACTTTCTTTACATAGTTAATCCATGCAGTAACTCTCTCAAGGGTAGTTGCTGCACCACCAAAATGCACACGAACATGTCCACTTTTACCACCATGACGGCCACTTCCAGTTGGAATATACTGGACGAATGCTAATACATTCTTGAGAGTAGCTGTATACCCTTTTAATGCCTGCATATAACCAATCATGTCCTGGGCCTTCTGAATAAATTGAGCGGAATAATCATCAGGTTTGAGAACAATATTGTCTCGTGTTTCCTCAATAATTGCAGGTAAACGAGAGTCAAGTGTAGCAATAAAAGTCTGGAGTCTTTTTGCCTGCTTAACTGCATCAACTACCAAATCAGGAACATCCACTTTAATTCCAGCACCAAAATCTACCATTGCTCCTCCACACATACCTGCTCCCATCACCATTGCTTGCATTTTTTTGGCTTTCGACAAAGACATTGCACCTCCGTAATTCTCCATTTTACTTTCAGCAGGAGTTTTTTCTACTTGACCAGTCCGAGCTGGTCTTTCAGATTCAGCCCAACGGTCAAATCCATCTTCCATAAACTTTGCACCAGCAGAATCACCACGTTCGGCCATTTTTACACGAAGGTATTCAGTCATGTCCGATGTACTCATTTGTTCTAATACATATATTTCTTTTGAGGACCTTTAACAAATGGGAAAGAAGAAGGACTGCGGATGTGGTAAAGGTAGTAAAAACTGTATTTCCAAACAATCTCTCGTTACATGGGTCGAAAAAGAAATGAAAAAACTTGATTGTGGATGTGGATGTGAAGGTAAAAAAGGATTCGGCAAAAAATATGGAATAGTTCCATATAAAAGAAAGCTAGTTGGTGGTAAAGTTCTCGTTGATTGTCCTCCAGGATGGAGAAATGATGGATTAACATGTGTCGAACCATGTAATGATGACGAATATGATGATGGACTCACATGTAGAAAGAAATGTCCTCCAGGACAAATTAATGATGGTTTAACATGTCGAGTTCCAATTACATCTAGCATGAATTCATGTCCTGATGGTTCAAGAGATGTTTGGGGAACATGTTGGGGACCAATACGCAGAGATTGTATTGATGATTGTTTTAAACATCCTGCTCCTGGATGTCGTATATATGAATGTGGTCGTTTGCGAGGAGCTTTTGGTGAAGATTGGGGTCCAAGGTGGTGTACTGATTGCAATTTACGTTGCGGTCAAACATGTTGGGATGCAATTGGCATTACTAAACAATTACATGAGCGTAATTTACGACTTATGGGTGGAGAAGTTTTTCTTCAAGCTATTCGTGGTAAACAAATTCGTGGAAGAGTAGATTTTAATGAACTACTTAAAAGTGCTGAAGCTGGACTCAAGGATTTGTTTTCTGGAGATGGACCCCTAGCTAGAGCTTTTGACCCTGAAAAGAATGGTGTTGCTGCTGCAATGCGTAAATTTGGTAGTGATTTGGAAGGAGCATTGAAAGAAATTGGAGACAACATCAAAAAAGGATTTGAAAAAATGGGTGAAGATGCTAGAAGAGCTTTTGAACAATTTGCAAAAGATGCAGAAAGTAAATTCAAACAATTTGGTGAAGATTTCGTCAATAAAATGAAAGACCCTGATTTTTGGGTAGAAGCTATTGGAATTATGGCTCAAATTGCAGCAGTTGCACTTTCTATTGCAGTTACAGTAGGAACTCTTGGAGCTGGTGCACCTTTAACTGTTGGATTAATGGCTGCAGCTGCAATGGCTGGTCCTGCTGCAAAAATGATTGCGGATGCTGCACGTGGAAGACCTATTGATGCTTTGGACATAGCTCAATTACTTCTTTCTGGTGCAGCTGCAGCTGTTCCTGGGATGAGTGCAACTGTTGGTGCAATGGTTAAAGTTGGAGCTCAAGCTGCATCATTTGCTATTGAAGCAGTAAGGGTTGGTCAGGCTCTTGACCTTATACCTTCAACATGTATTTCAGGCTGTCCTCCTCCTCCTCCTCCTCGTGGTCCAATTGTAGAAGAAGAGATGCCACCTCCTCCTCCAATTCCTCCTCTTGACCCTCTACCTACTAATCAATTGACAGATGAACAAATAGAAAAACTAGGTAAAGACATTAACCCAGAATTATTTAATGCAAAGCTTAAAAACCCACGACGTGACAATCCTGACTATATTTCAAAAGGTAACTGGATTGCATTATTTAGACATACTTATTATGGAGTTCCTTATACTGGTCCTCAAAATAGATTAATTAGTGAAGTAGATTTTGATGGAGAGAATTTTAATACTGGTGTTCCTGATGAAACTAAACTTCCTACAACTGAAGATTTAGAAGAACGCATACCTCCACCTCCTCCAGAACCTTCACCTCCTACTGAAACTCCAGGTACAGATGAACCTAATTTTGATGATTTTGATTTTGACACTGAACCACCAACAGGTCCTACATTTGAATTTGACGAAGAAACACCAGCAGGAGAAACTCCAGGTACAGAAGAACCTAATTTTGATGATTTTGATTTTGACACTGAACCACCAGCAGGTCCTACATTTGAATTTGACGAAGAAACACCAGCAGGAGAAACTCCACCTCCTACAGAAGGAGAAACTCCAGGTACAGATGAACCTAATTTTGATGAGTTTGATTTTGACACTGAACCACCAACAGGTCCTACATTTAATTTTGACGACGAAACACCAGTTGGAGGTACAAGACCTGAAGACATGCCTTTAATTGAACCTATGAAGGAGGGTGATGTAACTATAAATCCTTGGGGAGTTTTGAGGTCAAGTTTACCTACAAGAGACATTCCAGTTACACATTTAGGTAATCCTTTTAATCCTGAATGCTACGGAAGAAATAATCCTGAAGTAGCATCTTCATCTGGAAATGATGCAGCTAAACTAACAGCTCACTGGATTGACATTGGTTCAAACGAAGGTTTGAATGGAGATTGTATTGCTGATGATTTACCTAAAGAAAAGCGTTTAGAAATGATGCTTAAATATATGGACGAAAAGGAAAAAGCTGAAGCTGAAAGACTATTAGCAATAGAGAACGAAAAATTATTAAAAATTAAAAAAGAACAAGAATTAGAGGCAAAGAAAACTAACTGTGCAGCAACTGACAAATTTTGGATTACGTTAGAAGAAAGATGTGATGGTACACGTCATGCTGATGGAAGAGAAAATCTTTACCTTGCAAAATGTAATCGAGAAGGAAGCCTTTATGAAACAAAACCTAATCTTAAACCATATTGCAATAAGTATAGAGGATTAAATAGCAATCTTAAAGAACCATCAGACAAATGCAGAATGCTTAATAATTTTTGGGATGGTAATAGATGTGATGAAACTAAAAATGTTGATGGGACAACTAAGACTGATGAAGATTACTGTACTGGATTAAATAACTACTACAAAGATGGTGTATGTGATGTTACTAAAGACAGAGATGGTCAACCTAGAAGTGAAGAACAATTATGCAGTGAAATGAATAGTAGGACAGAGGCTGATGTATTCAAATACATAGAAAAATACCCAGTACAAGCAAAGGAACTATATGCACGTCTTTACGATGGGAAAGATGTAAGTGTGTTAAAACCAGTAAATCTGAAAAATCATACAGCATTTATTAAAGAAGTACAAGACATAGTTTCGAAAGAAAACTTAACAGATGTTAACATGTGTAACAAAAGATTTTACCCAGATGGAACTTTGAAAGGAAGACAAGAAATGTGCCAGAGTGTAAATAATGGTGTATTAATAGATAATCGATGGTGTAGGGAAATAGAAGGTGAATACCCAGGAACTTATGATGAAATGAAAGAATTTTTACGAACCAAAAAATTAAAAATAATTACAATGAATAGAGAAATACGAACACGTGACAACAAGGATTTTATAGACATGCTTGGAATTAAAAACCCATAAATTTTAAAAAAAATAAACTCTAACTAGAATAAATGGACTTCCAGAAAGAATTTGAAAGAGTTCAAAAAGTTATTACTGAAGTTAAACTAGCACAAATTGCTAGACGTTCTATGGCTATTCAAAGCAAAAGTAAAATTAAACCATCTGCTTTGAATCCTGTTCTTTTGAACACTAAGAGTCTTCGTGGTTACTAAATAATTATAAAAATCAAAACCTACTTTCCAACTGGAAAAGTATGTTTTTATTCATCAACATATTCATATTCTTCTTCTTCTGGTTCATCATCACTCTCAGGTAGATTAATTTTTAGGTCGTCTTGTAGTCTCTGTGCAACTCTAATATAATTAATTGAATTTCTAATTCTATTCCATATTTCTTCCTTAAGGTCTTCCTCTGCATCATTCGTCAAAGCAGAAAGTATGTCTTGACCATTATGAATCTCTTTCTGTTCTGGTATAGACAATGTCTTCAAAAATTGCAATAATAACTCTTCGACTTCGAATGCTTCCATTTATATTAAGCAGATTACTTATTTCTAAACTTGTTTACTAAAACAATTATATTCAATATTTGTTTTTTGTTATTTCTGGTTTTTGACTTTTTCTCAGAGGTACTTGACAGTGTGGATTAATTCATTAATTAGTATAGAACACCTTTTAGAAAACATCGTGGATTGAAAATAACAAAAAACGAATATTGAATATAATTGTTTTGGTAAAAGAGTATATAAGTAAGTAATATTCAATATTTGTTTTTTGTTATTTTCAATCCACGACATTTTTCAAAAGGTGTTTCATACTAATTAATGAATTGTTTGTCGGTAGTAGGAGGGTATGAAAAAAAGTCCAAAAACCACAAAAAACAAAAAACAAATAACGAATATTCCCAGAAATAAATAGAATTTACTTAAAATAAACAACATGAAAAAAATTGATTGTATAAGTAATAATGGAACGTGACTTTCCTCAACAGTATAGTGCTGATTTGGTAAAGATTTTTAAAGCTATAAGCTTTGGACCTCCAAATGTTGTAGGTAGTTCAGCTGATTATAAAATAATGTATTCTGCTGATTATGATTTGATTGAAAGAGCAGTTGTAAGAAGAAGGTCTGCAAAAGACTTTCAAAAGAAAATTACAAAACTAGAAAAAATAGGAAAAGTCGTGGACATAAAAATTGGTGAAGTAAGTCAATGGAATTTGTTAAAGAAACCTTATATTCAGAACGGTCATGTTAGAAATTATAGTCAAGGAGATGAATTAAAACATTTGTCTACTTTATGGTCTGCTGAATTGATTACACATGAAGAATTTATGGACGGTCAAGAACGTCTGAAACCTCACATGACGGCAGTAGAATTTCTTAATAATAAAAAAGCTTTGAGATTTGGTCTTTTGCGTTGGTCAGTTAAAGAAGTCCATGAAGGGTATAAAGAATTAAGAGATGGAAAAATAATATATTTAGAGGAAGCATTTAAGACAAAGGAAATAACAAAAATTGATTTTATTGGCTGGGCTACTAATAAATATGTGGAGGTTTCAAATATTATATTATGGACAAACAGTTCTGGAAAGACTTATGTTACAATTCCAGGAGTTACCAAAGGACTCAAAGAAGACATCTTAATGTTTGAAGCAGAAGGAAATTTTGTTAAACTTGCAAAAAGAATACTTTCAATTGCAAAACAATATTCCGACAAATCAGTTATTGATGCATTAACTGAAATTTTAAATTCACCTATAGGGAAATTGTATATGGTTATTGCAGACATGGAAATTTTACAGGATTTTCCTAAAGCTATAAAATCATCAAAAAAACGCAAAGAAATAGATTCATTAAAAAATTCCTTTGCTAAATTATTCTTTCCTGACCTAAAACACGCTACACCTTCATTCAAGATGCTACCAGAAATGAAAGCTATTTTGCAAGATGAAATGGAAAAGGCACTAAAAAGCAGTAAAATACTCCCAATTCCACGAGATTACAGAATCTAATTCCCTTATTTGTAATTTTTCATTATTTTTTATATGGGTTAAGTAAATAAAATGTCTGGGAAGGTAAAATTGACTTTCGACAAATCTAAGGAATCAACTCCAGTAGCGACTGTTTCAGGAGGTGATTATAATAAAGATGTTTTGTATTTGAGTATGGGTGATTCTAAATCGTCTAAGAAAGGAGTTCAAGAGCTTGAAATAGGTAAGCATAGACTTAATAAACTTTCTCCACGAAAACAGTCTGAACTTATGCGTGTTTTGCAAGAAGCTCACCGTAAAGGTATTCCACCAGAGCATTTGAATATTGATGTTGATGGTGCTGAAGAAGCTTACCGTGAAATGTTAGGTGAAGTTGAAACAAAAGGAACAACTAAAATTAAACTTCCACCAGGTTCAACATTTTCATTAAACATGAATCCTGACCCAGAAAAAAGAAGTATATATTATATTGCTGGTGCATCAGGTTCAGGAAAATCTTATATTGCAAAACATTTAGCAGAACAATACCAAAAAATGTTTAAAAAAAGACCTGTATATTTAGTTTCTAAATTAAAAGAAGATGAAACTTTGGATGGAATGGAAGAAAGACCTATAAGATTAAACATTGAAAAAATAACTGAAAATCCTATGAAAGATTTAGAACCTTTAAGAGATTCTCTAGTAATTTTTGATGATTACGACACTTTAACAGGTAAGGAAGCTAAAGCAGTTCAACAATTAATTGACGACATCTGTATTATGGGTCGTCATACTGTTACCAGTATTCTAATTTTGAGCCATCATTTAAGCAATTTTAAAAAAACACGTTTATGTTTGACCGAAGCTACACATTTTGTAGTCTACCCTCAATCTACTGGAGCTCATGCATTAAATTACTTCTTGAAGACATACGTTGGTATGGGACCTAAAGAAGTACAAGCAATTAAAGGAACAGGAAGTCGTTGGTTATGTATTCATAAGAACTTTCCAATTTATTATGTTACAGAGACTGAAGCTGGTTTATTGATTGATTGAGCTTTATTATAAAATTCTTCATTCATTTCAATACCTATTGCTTTTAATCCTAATTTTTGAGCTGTAAAACAAGATGTAAAACTTCCAGCAGTAGGGTCTAGAATAGTTCCTTCTGCAGGACAATACCTTTTCAATAACCATTCATAAAGTTCGGCTGGTTTTTGAGTAGGATGCTTACCTTTATTTGTTTCATTATTTATACTAATAACAGATTTAACACATCTTTTATTATTGTCAACTTTCTTATACCCTTCTAGATTAGGTTTACCAAGATTATATATTTTTGCAGCAGAATGTGAACCTACATACGGAGGAAAATCTCCTTCTATGTCTACACGCTTATAATTAGCTCCTTTCTTTGAAAAAACATAAATCATTTCGTGAGACCTAAGGGGCATCTTATTAGCTTGAAGAAATCCAACCCCACGAGATTTAGACCATACCAAATCATACCTAAACCAAGAAGCATTAGAATTAATAAGTTCAGCACCAAATTTAGTAGTACAAAACATAAGAACTGGAGTATGGTCATCTTTAGCTAGTCTCTTAATTTGTTCCCAGAATAAATCTAGATTTATTTTTATGTCCCAATCACAACCAATCGTAGCAGAATAGTGTTTTCCACCTTTAGTTTTACCACCTGTTCCGTCTTTTCTAGGAGAATTTGTTAAACATCCATAAGGTAAATCACATACAAAACAATCAATTGATTTGGAAGGTAGAGTTTTCATAACTTCCAAACAATCTCCTTTTAAAAATTCCATTTATTATAAGTAATTACTTTAAATCTAAACTATTTCATTAACCCACACTTTCTGCATTTTCGACCTCCAATAAAGTTGGAAAGTTTGTGTGCTGAAAGCATACTAGTGACTGGATTGTCAACCATAGAACTAATAAACTTTGAAAACATGTCTGTGTCCCTGTGCTCTGACTTTTTGTCCCACCAGCCCATAAGCCTATACATAGGGTCAGCACCATAATAAATTCTACGATTTGGGAGTCCTCCATTGATGTCATTATATTGTATAGCAGGATTAAAACTGACCGCTTCCTTCACAATCCCTTTTCTTAACATAACATCAATAAAAGCTCCACCTAGAGAATGACCTACTGCATAATACTCAGTAATCTCTGGATTTTCACTTTTGAATTTCATAAATTCACCCTCAATTCTTTTATACAAATCTGTGCTTCCCAAAGTATTTAAAGTAACAGTAGGCCAAACAGAAACATCTTCGGCAGTCTTAGTTCCTCTTACACCTAGAATACCAACATTTCCTTTAGTATAAATTTTTAGATTAGGAGACCAAGTCTGGAGAATCCATCCATCAATGTCTTTTTGAGGGTCAGTTAAATTATAAGATTGTTTAGCAATTTGTTGTGAAATATTCAAATCATTAGGCATAGCTTTTCCACGTCTTCCTTTTCCATCTGGTTTTTTTGAAGGAATAATTGGTGGATGTTCATATTTATATGGTGTTTTCATAGGCATTCCGTCTCTTTCTACTACTGCTAAAAGTAGAAGACGAAAAATACTAATCATCATTGCTCCAAGTTTTACTTGTTGTTTTAATGTTAAAGTTTGTGGAGCATATAATACATCTGCAACAGTATTTAAATAATCTTTCTTTTGTTTTTCATCAAGATTTTTAGAAGCTAGAACAAAGTCTTGTAAATCTGGGTCAAAAAAACTTTCACTTTGATTGTGAAGTTCTTGAACGGTTATACCTTCTGTATTCCAAAGATTAAATAGTTTGTCAATAAAATATTTCTTAATATTTTTTCTCTCAGATGGATTTGAATGCTCCTCTAATATTCTTTGTACTTCTAACAATACAGGAGAATGGGAAACAGTTATAACTACTCCATCATCATCATATATATAAGTTAAAAGATTCAATAAATCTTGTACCTCCAAAGCGTAGTTTGTTTTCATACCACCTTTTCGTCCATGTTTTCGTGGAGCCATTTGTAATTCTATACATAAAATATTATTAAACTATTTTGCGTTAAATCAAATAAAAAATCGGTAATTACTAATAATAATGGGATTTATTAATGATTTACAATTTGGCAAAAAGTATGAAGCTTTAGCGAGGTCAACATATTTACCAGAAGATGAAAAAGTTATTGAGATTCCAGAAGGTAAATTTAAACCATACGATTTCAAAACCAATTTGTTTGCTTATGAAAGTAAAGCAGACAGAGTGGCATATAAATACAATTACAAAACCATGTTTATTGAATATGAATGCAATGGAGTTGGAAGTGGAATTACCACAACCGAAGCAGATTATTGGTTTTATTTTATGGTCAAACCAGGGGGTGATTATATTGTATATGAAATCCCTATTGCAAAATTAAGAGAAGCTTGTAAAGGTTGTAGACAAGTTTCAGGGGGGGATGGGGGGAGAGCTAAAGGTTATGTAGTTCCAGTTCTAGAAGAATTTAAGATTTAGGAAGACCACATTTAGGACATTTTTTAGAACCTTTACGTCCTGTACCTATTAAAACTTCTTTTGGAGTTAACGCTAAAACAGCAAGTTTAATGTTTAATCTTGAGAAAAATTCACTAGCAACAGCAGGACCTAAAAATTCTGATGTTTTGTCAGGATGAAATTTCTGTACCATTTTTTTACCAACTGTCTGAAGTTTTCTTCTAGATTCTTCTGGAAGTTCTCCTCTTGGAAATCCAAAAAATTCTTGTATTTGGTCTTTATTCATCCTTAATACAGCATTAGCATCAGCTGTTAATTCATCTCTAATTCTTGGTGTGTCACTTTCTCTTTCTGATGCTAATCTTTGTCTCTCTTGTTCTGCGGATTCTGCTACTTCACGTTCTTGTCTTCGTCTTTCTTCTTCTGCTCCTCGTAGTCTTTCCTGCTTTTCTCGTCTTTGTCTCTCTTCTTCTGCTACACGTTTGTCTTCTCCCAACCACATAATCTTATTTGTTTCTGGAATATTTTGCCATTTCCATTCAAACCAATTCTCCATTTTGTTAGTTTGTTTTTCGGTATATGGCTTCTCTTCAGTTCCTCGAATATAAACTGTAGGGTATTCGTCTTCATAACCATACCCATCATTAACAACTTCCCACCATATTCTTGTAGGTTTAGACATTTACCATTAATCAAGATTTATATTCTGGAACTTCTACACTTTGAGATTTCATATATTCGTGTTGCATTCCTGATGTATGACCCATCTTTTCTGCATCTTCATTCATTTCACTCACATCATATTTCGAAGACAAATAAATGTGTCGAAGCATGGTTGCACCAACATTCTTTCCAAAAATCTTATTTAGAACACGAGTCATAGAATTAACTGATGGAAGAGGTGTTCCATCATATTGAACTAGAAATTGGAACGAAGTTTTTGATGAAGGATGAACTTTCAAATATAGATGAATTGCATCAACTAAATCTTTTGGAACATCAAATTCTTGCTTTCCATGAGTATTTGCAGTCTTGTACTTATTAAAAATGAATTTATTAGTGTCTAGAACAAAATAGTTGGAATCAGAATCTTTTGCTTGTTTCTCAGTCTTAACTACCTTCATAAACTGGTAATCTTGATTACGACGAGGAGCAAATTTAGTATATAAAGACAAAACCATATAAGAAAGAACAGTTGACCAATCAACAGGAGTTAATTCATTCTTCTTAACAATTTCCTCAGTTTCATCATGAAGTCTCTTTTCATGAGCTAAAATAACATTCCAATCAAGCCAATTGTCGTTTTGCTTTTGAGTTCTTACAGTTGAATCTTGATTCTTAGATTCATCAACCTTTTCCATCATACGGTTATACCAATAAGCAAAAATCTTCTTATAAGATGATTTCTGATTCATTAAAGACAATGTTGAAACAATAGTAGAAATCATAGTTTTTTGCGTTGATGGTGCATAATCATGCAATCTTAATTCAACACTCTCGACATTTTTCAACCATGCTAGATTCTTAAATGGTCTCTCAGAATTCAAACTAAATAGAGTTCGAACATATTGAGAGGCGGTAATGTCTGCAATATTTCGTTTGTCCTTTAACTCCTTGTGAAGTTCCATCATATACGGAGTAATATTCTTCATTTTATATATTACTTTTAAAATAAGTAAATACTAATTAACGGACGGCAGTTAAATATACTAAAAAATATGTTTTAATATAGTTAAATGAGCAACGACAAACGTATTGGTTATATTCGTAAGTTAGTTCCAAATAACCCTGACACTGTTTTTTTCAGTAATGGAACTGTAATGGAATTTAGTTTAAAATTACATGAGCTTGTTGAAGCTTTTCTAGAACAACGGTTCAATAAGATGCCGAGTGACGCATTACTTACTAGAATATTTAGTCATGTTAAACAAGGTCTTTTTAGTATAGTGCAGGAAGGTGAGCCAATTACTTTTGAAGATGTAGATGTTGCAGTAGGAGTTGCAATAGACATGTTTAAGGAAGAACATCGTAAAAGGTATGGACTTGGTTCATATACAAAGCGTAAACCTGCTAGTGGTGGTAAAACTTGTCCTGATTGTGGTCTTCCTAAATAGTACTAATATGTCCTTTTGCATCTACCATAAACTTACGGAATTTTAGTTCAGGATGTTTCTTCTTGATTTCCTTTTTGAGTTTGTCCATGCATTCAATATGGATTTTAGGGTCCATGTCGGTTTCTAAATTAAAAACAGCTTTATACATACCACAATCTAAATGGTCAAAACACCAGACTTCTTTAACACCATGCAATTTCAAACCAAGTTCTAAAACATCAAAAAATGTTTTCTTCCAATCTTTTTGGTCAGCACCAAGAGATGCACCAGGAAGAGTAAA